TGCTCGCTGGTTTACAACTAATGGAAGCTGTTGCTGTTAAAAAACTCAATAGTAAGGAGCAGTAATAGATGGCGACTGAAGTTAATACAGTAAAAATTAGTATAAAGACTTTTGGTAATGATGAGTTAAAAAAGTTAAATGCTACGTTTGGCAGAATAAATAAAACACTTGTCTTAAATAAGAAAAGTTTAAACGATACAGTTGCAAGTATTTTACGAGTAGATAAAAGAGCTAAAAGTTTTAATGGTGGATTAGCTAAAAGCAATAAAATTATTAGAGATCAAATAGCTGCTTTTAAGGTTTTAAGAGATCAAGTTGATAAAGGAGGTGCAGCGTATAGTCGTTTTACAAACGAGATAAATAAATTAAATGCAAGTTTAAGCATACAGCCGGGTACACAGTACGCAACTCCTATTGGGCCGGTAATGGACACCAGAGGCAGATTTGCAAAAATGCGAGATAGGATTGTTGGTTCTGCAAAGAATATGGGTGTTGGTCAAAGAGCAGCACTTGGAGCAATAGCTGGATCTGGGGCTGCTGGTAATTTTGGTGCTGTTGGTTCTATGGGCTTGGCAGGGGCAGCAGTCGGAGGGCCGGTAGGTGCTGCTATTGGTGTTACTGTTGGTGCTGGTGTTGAAACAATTAAGGCTGCAAAAGCTGCTGCACAATACTCAGCACAAATACAGAAACTAGAAATAGCATTAAAAGGTGTCACCAAAACACAAAGCGAATTTAGAAAAGCACAGAATGTTATCGCTACTACTTCTAAAAGGTTAAATGTACCTTTAGGAGCAGCGACAAAACAATTTACTACATTGTCTGCATCTGTTATTGGTGCTGGCGGTAATGTTGATGACGCTGAGAAAGTATTTAAAGGTGTATCAGAAGCTATTAAAGCAACTGGTGGAGATGCTGAAGACGTACAATCTGCTATTCGAGCAATGTCACAGATCTTTGGTAAGGGCAAAGTAAGCGCAGAAGAGCTGCAAGGACAGCTCGGTGAGAGACTCCCCGGTGCGGTTGTTAAATTTGCTAACGCAACAGGCAGATCACTACCAGAACTACAAAAAGATCTAAGAGATGGAACTGTTGGTCTTAATGATGTTATGAAGTTTGTTGTCAAACTTAGCGAGGATCATGCTGCTGCTGCTGAAGAGATGGCAAATTCATCAGTTGATGCTGGTCAAAGAATGGCTGTTTCTTTACAAGCATTACAAAAAGAATTTGGAGATTTGTTTGTACCTGTTGGAGCAATGATTCAAAAATTTATTGCAAGCATGGCTGATGCTTTAACAGCAGTACTTAAATTCTTTAAAGGAACTCGCAAGGAAACTAAAGAGGCAATGGCAGAAGCATTTGCTTTTGAGCAGGTTGGTGGTCGAGATGCGATGACCAAGATGGGTAAAAGAATATTTGCAAAGACAGGTGTGTTTGATGCAAGTATGTTACAAGCTGACAAAAGAAATCAGTTTGAATTTATAGAAGGACAAAGGTTAGATTTCTTGACTAAAGAGGAAGATGGCACACCAAGTAAGTTTGAAGATCCTACGAGTGATATAGAAAAACAATTAAATCTTGCAAAAATAAAAGAAGAGCTTGGTTTAATAGGTAAGAAAGAAATAGAAAATTTAGAAATACAAAAAAGAGCAAAAGAAATATATAAAGAAATAGGAGGAGAGGCTAATACTTTAGGTTTAACTATTGAAGGTATAACTGAAAAATTAAAAAATGCAAAACCAGCACAAGAAGGATTTAGAGAGGGTTTCAAAAAACTTCTTGAAGAAACAACTAACTTAGAGAAAAAAATTGGAGATCTTGCGTTAGATGTCACAAATAAACTTGGAGATGCGTTTGCTGATTTCTTTGTGGAGGGCAAAAGAGGTTTTGCTGATTTAGCTAGAAGTGCAGTTAAAGAATTACAAAAGATTATTGTAAAAGCATTGTTTATGAAATACATTGCAAATCCTATATTAGGTTTCTTAGGTCTTAACGCAGACGGAAATGTTATAGATGGAGGAGAAGTTGTGCCAAGTGCTAAAGGTAATGTATTTGCTAAAAACAAAATTGTTCCTTATAAGATGGGGGGCATAGTAAATTCTCCCCATATTTTTCCCATGAAGAACGGAGCAGGCATCTTAGGAGAAGCTGGGCCAGAAGGAATCTTACCACTAAAACGTGGTAAAGATGGAAAACTTGGAGTTATAGCTCAAGGTGGAGGGATTGGAAATATTGTTGTAAATGTAGATGCTTCTGGTTCTTCTGTAGAAGGTGATGAAAATGAGGGCAGAGAACTTGGTCGATTAATAGCAGTTGCGGTACAATCTGAGTTATTACAACAGAAAAGACCGGGAGGATTACTTGCATAATGGCTACGTTTCCAAATATTGATCCTAGTTTTCCTGTACAAAAAATATCAAAGCCAATCATTAGAACAGTGAAGTTTGGAGATGGTTATGAACATCGTATATTGCTTGGTCTAAATCAAAACCCTAAATCATTTAAATTTACTTGGAAAAATATATCTGAAACAGATAATTTTAATAATACAGGAATTTCTAGTGCAGATACCATTGAGAAGTTTCTTGATGATCGTGCTGCTGATAATGAAAGTTTTACTTATACTCCACCTAATGAGGCTAGTGCTATGCAATTTAAATGTCCTGAGTGGAGTAAAAGTATTGAATTTCCTAACAGAGCAACAATACAAGCAACTTTTATACAAGTTTTTGAACCTGCCTCGTAATGACTACTACTATCTGGTCTGCTAGTGCTAGTTTATCTTCAGGAACGATAGTTGCGCCTACTTCTGCTAATAACGGATTATTTTTTAAAGTAACCACAGCAGGCACTACTGGTTCTAGCGAACCTAATTGGGCAAGTGTTGTAGGACAGACAGTTTATGATAATAATGTTAGATACGTTTCTTTTAGTAGCACTTTTGCAGATTTACAATCTATAAACCCTTCTGCAATTATTGAATTATTCACTTTAACTTTAAATCGAACATTGCATTATAGTGCTTGGGAAGCCAATAAAAAGTATGAGCTTAATGATTTAGTACGTTCATCAAATACATCAATTACTTCTATTTTTAAATGCACTACGTCAGGGTTTAGCGGAAGTAGTGAGCCAAGTGGATTTGCTTCAGCTTCTATTGGAGGGACAGTAAACGATAATCAAGTTGTATGGACTGCTCAAAATGTTGACATATATCGTTTTCATGCAGGAAGTAATTTAAATGTAAATAATAAAATAAAGTGGAAAGGTTTAGAATATCTTAGATTCCCTATACAGGCATCAGGCTTTGCTTATCAAAAAGGGCAATTACCTCGACCAACATTAGTGATTAGTAATGCTACAGGATTAATTTCTGCAATATTAAACAGTATTAATGAGGTGTCAGCAGGTAATGATTTAACAGGAGCTACAGTTACAAGAATTAGAACTTTAGCAAAATATATTGACGCAGATAATTTTGCAGATGGAACAAATGCAACAGCAGATCCTTCAGCAGAATTTCCAAAAGAAATTTATTCTATAGATCGCAAATCAAGTGAAAATAGAGAACTTGTTGAATTTGAGCTTGCTTCACCTACTGATCTTGCTGGTATAAGGATTCCAAAGCGTCAAGCAACTCGCAAGTTATTTACTGCTATCGGTACGTTTTCACAATGAATTGGCAAACTGACGCATTACTTCATGCTAAAAAAGAAGATCCTAAAGAAGCTGTAGGTATTGTTTTAAATATAAGAGGTAAATTAAAATATTATCCTTGTCGCAATCTTTCAATTACAAATCATCAATGTTTTATTCTTGATCCAGAAGATTATGTTAAAGCAGATAATTTAGGAGAAATCACAGCTATATTTCACAGCCATCCAATAGACCCTCCAACACCTAGTCAGGCAGATAAAATTAGTTGTGAAGATAGTGACTTGCCATGGTATATAGTCAATCCAAAAACACAAGAATGGGCATATTTAGAGCCAACAGGATATAAACCGCCATTATTAGGTCGTCAATGGGTTTGGGGTATTACTGATTGTTGGAGCTTAGTAAGAGATTGGTATAAAGAAGAAAAAAATATAGAA